TTAATCATCGTTACTGCCTCCCTCTTTCAGTATGTCAGCCTTATCCTCCACCTGTGACTTAAGATTGCGGACAATCGGCATGAGGAACGGCGGAAGTGTTACGCCTATATCATTGATATTCTCAAGGATGCTTATAATCTCATTGCAGATAATCCACACCGCCACGATGCAGGCAACCAGAAATGAGAACGGCAGTGTTATGCCGACCGCTCCGGAGGTATATGCAAGCAGATTATCAATGACAACCCCGACGCCAACAAGCAGCCACATGCATATCTTCTTTGTAATTCCCTTTATCCCCTTGTAAGAATCAATCTCCTGATTCCTGTAATGTGATGCAAATATGCCTGTCGCATAGTCAATCACATTGCATACAATGAGCAGTATCATAGGTATTGCAAGCACTCCCAGCCTTCCTGATATAATTCCGCATAAGGCAATAATTACCGCCTTGATCTTTTCGTATCTGTCCATATTCTTTTATCCTTCCTTTTCTGTTATTTTATGTTTATTTGTTGCACCGGTGCAATTCTCAGAGCATACGCATCACCTCTTCCATATGCAGCAATATTACGTTCTGCTGAATTGCCTGAATACCGCAGTTGATGCGCTTCCAGTTACTAACTGTTCTGCAGCTTTGTAGATACGCATTCCACGGGGAACATATATGTTTCTAAAGTTAGCATATCCACTCACACCATCTGAGAACATTATCTCATCAACGCCATTTCCATTTTTGTCTTCGATGCGCATTCTGAGAAATTGTCCTGCATAGCCATTAATAGCTGCTGTCAAATATCCATCCGATTTAGTAATGTACGGATTAGCTGATGTATATGAATAGACATTTATAGCGCCATCAAAAACTGTGTCTATATTGTCATACTCGCCCCAGCCTGTCCAATTAGATCCGTATCTGCTGCGTATATACATCTTTCTGCTGCTTGCTGTTATGTATATCTGATAACCGCACGTGCCATATACCCAAGCAATAACATATCCCCAGCCCCACGCTCCAACCGGTGCATGTTTGTCTGCCGACCAAGGATACTGGGAACCGCCATTGACTACATGATATCCGATTGTAATGTTATCCCAGTCGTCGTTCGTGCTGATTTCATCTCCATACACGATTGATGCAACCGCCTTATTCTGCACTGCATTAGTACTTGCTGTAGACAGTGCCGTATCTACTGACGGCTTGTCAATCAAGTCTTTATATGAGCCTGTAAATGCAACATTCTTAAGATCATTGAACCACTTGGCGATCTTACCAAAGATAGTTGTCAATTTCTCGCTGCTGACAATATTCGCCCGTGCATCCGTCTGTGTGAATGTCGGACGCTGATCGTTAGTAGCTACGTTAGGGACAGCACCAAGCCCAACAGCAGCCTTGTCAATGACAACATTGCCACGCTCTCCGTTAACGCTTGTAACGGGCGTTCCAGCCATGATATCCCACAGATTGTTTACTGTAAGATACACGTTGGCTCCTGCAGGAATTACATTGCCTGCGCCCTCTTCAAAGTCCGCTGTTGTCGTGAATTCATCCGATATGTTATACATATCACCTTCGGTTGCTTCTGACGCTGCCGGAAGGTCTGCAAACTGTTTCGTTCCCATTGGTCTTAACGCACCCTTGAAGCCTTCTGCAATTGCCTTTGACTGCCTGTAGTAATATTCAGCATTATCAATGTTCTCATTTGTCCTGGTATCTGTACCTCCATGTGCAAAACTCTCTGCCGCAACCGCACTTGACTTTGCTGTGGAGGAGGATGATGCCGCCGATGCAGAACTTGTTGCTGCATTTTTTTCTGATAAAGCGGCATTAACCTCAGATGATGCCGCCGATTCTTCGCTTGCCGCGGCCGCATTTTCACTCAGTTTTGCCGCCTGCTCTGAGTCATAAGCTGCCCTCTCTGAATCATGTGCATCCGTTGCGGATTCTGCTGCCGCATCAGCTGAATTATTACAGTTTGCCAATGCTTCTTTAGCTGCTGTCTCACTTTTTTTAGCTGCTGTCTCACTTGCTGCAGCCGCAACGGCGCTTGATTCTGATTTTACTGCGCTGGCCGCAGCGTCTGTTGCGCTCTTTGATGCTGCTGCCGCCTGTACCTTTATATCAGCAAGAAAATCAGGCTGCAGCATGTCCTCTGTTATCCCTGATTTTTTGACAGCCGCGGATATCCTGCCGGCAGAATCCACTGAAAATGTTATTGTGTCATTATCAAGGAATTCGTACTGGGTAACAAGCGCACTCAAATCTATGTATTTGACAGTCCCATCGTCAAGCGTAAGTATGATTCTCTGAGTGGATACATCATAATCAAAGTTAACGGCAATCTTCTCAATATTGGTATCTATCCTCTTAACTGAGCCGCTGAAATATGTGATTGTAAATACTCCTGTAGCCTCATCGAACTGAATATTCTGCACCATTGTCCCGGCAGATGTTTTATCAAACTTCGTTGAATCAAGAACTATTACTCTATTGTCAATCTCGTCTATTGCTTTATCAGCTCTATTCAATTCATATTCATTCAATGGTGTTTTATCACTCGGATAGTTCTCCCAGTTGACTCGAACGTATGCCTTCTGCATTCTCTTTTTCCTCCATTTCCTTCACATAGGTCTCAAGCTCTAGTTTCCGCTGCTTATCTGCTGCCGTATGCACCTCTTCAAGTGCATTTTTCATATATGGTTCAAGCACATAAAAAGGCAGCTCAGCTTCATTGAGCAGAGCCGCCAGCCTGTCACAGAAATTATTGATTTTTACCGACATCGGTTTATTCATAAGTCCTCCTTAGCCTACATCTGTTATAACGCCATTCTGGACGGTCACAGCCCATCCATTAGCTGTAGTAAAATTCCCCCACCAGCCATCATTGAGATACTGAACTGCTGCCGGAATAAGGTCATTACCATTTCCGTCCTTAAGTGAACCATACACAGCCACGTCGTTAAGATATGTTGTTGCAGCATTATAAATACCATCCGCATTGATTGTCACAACCCTGTCGGAGCTGTCTGATTCTACCCACAATCCCACCTTGCCACGTATTGTTCCTGACGTTATCAGGTCTGCATTAAGATGCCCTGTTGTAATGTTGTCCCCATTTATAGTTGTGCGGCCGGAGCCTGACAAATCTGAGAATTCAACATATCCTTCAATCTCAACCCTGTCTGAGCGTATCTTTATCTTCTCCGGTGACATGTTTATCTCACTTATTATGCTGTCTTTAGAAACTCTTGCTGCAATATTGTCAGCATTAAGCTTGATGCTTGAAGACAGTTCTCCCTCTGCCTTTGATGCCCTCTTAACTTCTGCTGCCACGCTGTCGGCTGCAACCGTTATTCTTCCGGACAGCTCTCCCTCTGCCTTCGATGCTCTCTTAACCTCTGCCTCCACCTGTGCCGCTGTATGCGATATCTCCGAAGATAATCCCTGCTCAACATCCGTTATCTTTTCATTAGTCTCATCCACTGTGCGTGTAAGCACGTTTGTCCTGCCCTTGAGCTGTATTATCGAACGTGCAAGTGAATTAACCTCTGTGCCATAATTCTCAACGCCCTCAGATGACAACGCATCATGCATTCCCTGTATGCCTTTCAGCGTTCTCTGAAGTACATATGACGTAATAATCTCACGCTTTGTATTCAGGCTTACCTTCTCGCCAAGCAGAATGCATGGGTTGCCTATACAGTCAGCCGAAAAAGGTCTGTATGATATCCTGCCTATTACTGACAGTGTCTTACCGGCTATTGTGTCAAGCTCCTCTGCTGACATTCCATACACAAGGAAGTTATCTTCAATTATGTATGTGTTGCCTGCTGTTCCGGCAGTGGCACCTATGTCATTTTCTTCCTGCCGTATCTGTAACTGTGTAATACGTTCCGTAAGGAAGTCATCATATTCACATGAATAATACCGCCCCTTTGTGACATTGTATGCATTACTTGTACGTGGGTATAAGTCATTGGCTGGGTATAAGTCATCAGCCGGATATAAGCCTTCCACAAGCTCATCAAGTACTACATATTCAAGCTTTCCGTCCCTTCCGATATGTCCAAATGCGCCATTCAGCTCACATACTGCCTGCAGGACATCAAGACCGCTGAGTTCTTCCGGTTTTATTGTCCGCCGCACAATCATGTCGTCATTTACAAGTGATACATTGGTCTGCTCAAGACCGAAATGCCTTGCAAATGATGTCCTGAAGGCTTTGAGTGTCATTGTACTGTCTTCATCCGGAAGTGTACTGTTATACCATCCGGCTACATCCGTGTTGATGATGTCATACATTGCGTCATAAGCGGTAATGTTCCTGTAGTCCCTGTCTGCTGTCGGTACATCATCTGTTATCTTAAAACGGCCAAGACTGTAAGGCTTTTCTGTATGACCGCCTATTATCAGGCTCACATCCAGCGTCCTGCCCTTAAGCGGCGTTACAACATTAAGCACCCTGAATTTGATTACAGATGCCTCACAGCATCCAAATGTAAGGCTTTCTTCTGAGCACAGGCTTTCGGTAAATTCAAATTCTTCGCTGCACAGGATACTGTTATCTATCCGGGCGTTATCGTATTTCATTACAAGCTGTTTATCCACACTGCTGTCCCAGAACAGTGAACTATATTCATAATTCTGCATATATCCTCCTAATACGCTGTGAATGCCAATGTTGTCGGTTCATAATAGACTGTATCTTCATCCTTGTACGATATTACAAATTCAGGATCCTGCAGATACAGTTCCTGTGTCATATAATCATCAATCTCAGGAACATACAGCGTTGCAATAAGTTTACGTTCCTTCGGAATAACGTAATTATCCGCTATGCTTCCAAACAGCTCTGCCATATCAGCATTACTCATGCAAGGAGGTGTCTGGAACTCCGCTATGTTCTTCCTGCTGTCAAGTGCGTTCCTTATGAGGTCTCCATTAGCATTTCGTTTTGAATCAACATCTATTACACTTAGCGTTGTCTTATAAGTCTTTGCCTGAATGTACTCCCAGGGGACTGTATAGTCCCCAAGGCGTATCAGGAAGCCACTGTATGCCATTCTGTCCTCCAATCCTAATAATATGCCGGGCTACCTGTGCGGCGGCTGTATTCCTGTGAGAAGCGCCTTGCAGCCTTCCCCACGTCACTGTCTGACAGCCCCGGCTTGTCAAGAATCGCCTTAAGGATATCAATTATCTCCTTGAGAAGCTGCATCTCTTCCTTGCTGCCGCCTGACATTGCTGCCGCCCTCTGTGCCATATCAAGCAGCTTACTCTCCGGTGCCACAACCTCACCCTCTGTCCGGTTATCTCCAATCATCGCTAACTGCGGCTGATTAGGTCCTACATAACCGCCATTGGCAAGCAGTGGTATCTTGCTGAGATTAAGAAGCTGTATGTCCAAGGCCGGGAATATCTCCTTGCCTGCAACCTTAACCGCATCCCATGATATTCTGGTCTTCTCGTTCAGTGTCTGTATCAGGGCATTGAACTTCTCGATTGCAATGTTACAGGCTCCCTTGAAGGTCTCCCTGAAGCCTTCCTTGATTCCTGCCATTGCAGATGTCCACTTATCCTTTGTGAACCATGGTCTGACGCTTTCCTCAAACCATTTGGATACACCTGACTCTCCCCACCACTTCGCGAAGTCATTCCATTTCTCCTGAATACTGTCATTCATGTTGCTGCCGAATGTACTCCATTTTTCTTTTGTAAACCACGGAGAAACGTCTTCGTTGAACCATCGTTCAACACCATCCCATTTCTCACCAATCTTGTCCTTGAGTGCCTTAAATCCAGTCTTCAGCTTGTCCATATCCTCTGCTATGGCATCACTGTTCTTATGGATATACGCCGCGCCTGTGACAAACGGACCTGCAAGCAGATCTGCCAGCATTGTAAGCACCGGATTATTCTCAAAGTCAGTCAGTGTTGTTGTCAGTCCCTCGACAAACGAATCAAAATCTTCTGCCGGAGCCTTTAACAGATATGCAAACTGCTCTGTCCATGACATATCAATCTCAATCCCTGATAATTTCTCATACAGGAACTGTCCAAGATTCCAGCCTCCAATTGCTGCCGTTATGCCGCCTATTATGCTTGCTCCAAGAAATGTGCCTATCTCCATTGCAGAACCGGCACCAAGCACGGTTGCGGAATCCATTGTAAGCATGCTGCCTATGCCGCCCATGCTGGCAACAGACTGTCTTATTCCGGCTCCAAGGGCTGTACCTAATCCGGCATCCTTGCCAATCTCAACTCCTATTGAAGCTGCAAGCTTCTTTCCCAGCTTTTTTGAGATAGCCTGAATTGCTGCACTGCCGATATGTGCCGACATGATTTTCTTTATCGTAATTGCTCCAAGAATCAGCGCAATATTCTCACCGCCAAGATTTATCGTGAAGTCCCATGCTCCTTTGAGCACCTTTACCCATTCTATGTCTTTAAACGCCTTAACAACTGTATCTTTTATTCCGCCGACCCACGTACCGACAGTCTGTCCGAGCCCTGCAAAGTCAAATGTATCAAAGAACATATTAATTCCGGATGCAATCGACTCTCCAAGATTTTTAAAGTCAAATGTTGTCCCGAATCCCAATGCTGTATGTATCGCAGCATTGAGTGATGATGCCACTGACCTTCCGGCCGCGCTGAAAAGCTTCGGTGTTATTGCTCCATTGAGAAACTGTGCCATATTGGCACCGATATCACTCCATGCCACTTTGTCAACGGCATCCGAATACATGTTGAATATGTCTGCGATTAGATCCGATGTGTCTCTTCCGGCTTTGAAGAAATCACCTGCTTTAATGTCACTGCCTATTGTCTTAAGCCTTGCTATGAACTCATCCGCTTTCTCAACAATCGCCGCCATTCTCGCATCAACTTCACCAAGCACGCCTTCCGTCTGCTGTGCAGCGTCCGTCATCTCTGACATTCCGCCCGTGCCTGTACTGCCTGCCGATGAAGACGTTGAAGAAGATGTTGTGATATTGTTAAGGTTATCTATCTTAAGGAGCCCTGTTGCCTTGGCTGCCTCCTTTGCTGCATCCGTCACATTGTTAAGACCTGCTGCTGCATCAGCAGAGTCACTTACAATTGTCCCCACTGTTGAGGTCTGGCTGCCTCCGCCTCTGTCGCCCATAAGCAGTGTAGTGAACTCCTTGAACTTATTGGCAAGCAGTGACAGCTTTGCCAGCAGACTGTTAATAACCTGCAATATCGGCGTGAACAGATTGATAAATCCCTGTCCAAGCGTGGTTTTAAGTGAATCAAACTGCAGCGAAAGTATACGTGTCTGGTTAGCCCAGCTGTCCTGTGTCTTGGCAAAGTCTCCGGATGCATCCGAGAGTGCCGACAGTGTATACTGATATCTAAGCAATACCTTTTCCTGCTCAGTCATCTTGGCGGTAGTCTTGCCAAAGCCGTTATTAAGGGCATATTGGTCAAGATTTGTCTGCGTAAGGAGTACACCTATTGACTTAAGCGTCTCTGTCTCGCCGGTCCATATTGACTTAAGCTTGTCAAATGCCTCATCAGATGACAGGTTGTAGAATGATGCCACGTCACCTGTAAGTCCGGTCACGGCTTCGGCCATGTTATATGCTTCTGATGTTGAGAATCCCATAGATTTACTCATTGCTCCGAGTGTTCCCATGTACTGCTTGGCTACCTTCTCAGACATGCCAAACGTCTCAAGTGCGCTCGTTGCAAATTCATCAGCCCTGGAGGACATTGAACCGAACGTAGTATCAACAACATTCTGTACCTCTGTAAGATCAGAACCAAGGTCAAGACAGTCTTTTGTGAACTTGACAAGTGCTCCTCCCGCAAGTGCTGCACCGATGATTCTGCCTATCGGCTTAAATGCATTAGCAGCTGTCTGCTGGGCGCTGCCTGCAATCCCTTTGAGGTCTTTGTTGAATGAATCCTTATTAAGAGCAAGTCCAAGGTCTATCTCACCTATCTTGAATCCCACCTGCTTCCTCCTTTCCGTTATTTTCCGAATGCGCTCCTGCAGAATGCCTGGAACTTCGCGACATACGCTGCATATGCTGCAGGATTTTCACGGCGTTTGCGTATACACCGCATCTTCCAGTCGTTATATATCTTTTTCTGCTCAGGAGTAAATCTGTCAATCACGCTCCTGTCCTTCTCAGCACGTATCGATACTATCCGTCCGAGCGGTGTCTCCGGCATAATGCCTGACAGAAGCGTGCAGAATTCATTCCATGACATGTCATCCTCCTGCCTGAGCCTTATTCCGTACTGCTGCGCAAAAGAAGCCTCTATGAGGCTGTAATCCTCATAGAGGTCATAATAATCATCACATGGATCTTTATCATCCCTGAAATCGGTCCACATCTTCAAGGCTTGTGCCTGTTGCTGCTGCCATGATTGCCTGATATACAACCTTGTATTCAGGCATCGGAAGGTCAAGCTCTTCAATAGCCTTTGCCGACTTTGCTCCTGCAAGCATCTCAATCGCCTTGCCAATCATTACGACTTCATTGAGTTCAGGGTCTTCCTTTGCCTTCTTTTCAAACTCTGCCACCATTGCCTGTACATTAAGAATTGTGTTCTTGCGGTTATTTACTGTAATTGTAAGGTCATCACTTATCTTCACAAGCGGAAGCTCATTGGTAATTCTTGACGAAATATCTATAATCTGTGCCATCTAAACTATTCTCCTTTACCTGATTAAACTGCGTCTGTATATGTCGGCTTGCCGTCTGACAGTGCTGACCACTGAAGCTCTCCTACAGACGTTGCATTGCCGCCAAGGCTTGTTACATTGATCACACACGGCATTGTAAGCTTGCCGCCATCCGGGAATGTAATTGTAAGTATCGAGTTACATGCCTGTCCTTTCTTCATGAACAGCCCTGCCACATAGTCATTGCCCGGATCACCATAGTTACGCTTGCCTCCCATGGTGATTGTGATTGACTTTCCTGTCATAAGCCTTCTCTTCCAGCCTTCGGCTTCCATGGAATCCCATTCCTCGATATTGCCGTCAATCGCAATTGCAAGGCTCTCTGCGTCTTTTACAACTGTTGACTCGTCGCCGGTACGTCCTTTGGTATTGACACCGAATGTAATCTCATTAACCGGCGTTACACCTGTTAAACCTGATGCATTTAATACTGCTGTCTCGTTATCCATTGTTAATCCTTCCTTTCATAATAAAAATCTGCCTCTATTACCATTTCATACACCATGCCGTCATCCATTCCGACATCAACCGGTGTATCCGTATGCATATCTGCGAACAGAATCCTGTTACCGCCGGCATGCGCATTCCTCAGAGCTGCAACAGCGTCATATACTGCTGCCGCCTTAAGCTCTGTATCCTTTGATGACTTATTCCAATGTACAAGAATACTTACCGGCTTAATCCTGTAGGAGCTGTTAGTCCTGCCACCTACAGTGTTCTGTACCTGCTGCCTGTCAAGGTTATAGATTCCTATGCTGCATGGTTTCTTATCCGGCATGCGCCCGACATATATGTGGCTTCGGTCTGCTATACCGGTGGCAGCAATGCACTCTGCCACATCTACCAATGTAAGAATCACATTCCCGCCTCCCTCTGCATGAACTTGGCAAATGCCTTATGCGGCATGTCCTGTTTTTTGCCTCCCGGAAGGTAATCATCAAGCCACCTTCCCTTGGCATTAGGGTTTTCAAGCGTATTAAAATTATACTCAGGGTGGTAATACAGGCGGCGTGCATACGGCGTTGATGATACTATGCTTACATAGCCATCTTTTGAACCCTTGGTGTCAATGAATGTTGAATGGTTCTGGAGTGTACCTCCCTGACGCTTGAGGTATTTTTTCTCATTTCCATTAGTGCCTTTATCCGTAACATATTCATCTTCGCCAAATGGCATTACCTGGCTTTGAATAACATCTGTCCTTACCGCCTCTGCCGTCTGTTCAAGTGCCCTTGCTGTCGCCTCATTAATCCTAGCGATTGCACCTCTGTATATTGTCACCCGGCTTGATACCTGCGCCATCAGACCACCTCCAGCATCGTATAGTTTACTGTTCCGTCCGGGTTCCTTGCCTTGCTTCCTGTTACTATCCTGCGCTGTACACCGAATATAACCACCGTCCCTCCGGATATGTTGGCAGCGTCCGGGCATATATCGCCCGGAAAGTACGCCGTCCCTGTAACCTCTATAAGCTTCTTCTGTGCTGTAAGAACTGTCTTTGCCTTATCCTGATAGTTGCACAGCCCTTCAAATTCAACCGGCTCCAGCGGTTCACCATAGTTGCCGTATCCTTCCTGCTCTATGGTCCCGCTTACCGGCACATGACACATCCTTTTGTCAATAAGGCTTGGATATATCATATACACCTCCTGTCGCACAGACCGGTCTGACAGAGCATGGCATACACATCCCTGCGCATTGCCACGCCTGCAGCCGTTGTGACTTTCCAGTTAGACCCGAAGCTCATCGACACTCCGTTGAGTGAATAGCTGTCAAGCACGCTCTGTATGAGGGCGGCATTCTCATACTCGAACTCTGCCTGCATGCAGCATACCCTGCGTACCATATTCTGCTGAAATTCCGTCAGTCCGGAGAACCCTCTTCCAACAATCCTGTTGTATGTAAGCGAATCGATATGCATGCTTGCAATATCAAGCGCCCTCTCAATCTCATCCTCCGGTATCATGCTGCCGCCGTAAATTTTTGCATAGTACTCCTTATCTGCATACATGGCTTACTCTCCTGTGTACTCTGTTGTGTCAACGTCTACATAGATACTGTCTATCTTGCCATCCTTGCCGTTAGGGAACACAAATGTATCAGACAGTGAACGGTTCTGGTACAGATATCCGTCACCCTCCGTATGTGTTCCCGGTGCAAAGAAGTAGATACTTGATATCTTAGGTACTGTCTTGCATGTCTCAAGGCTCGCCACAAGCACGTTAATCTTGTGCGCTCCCGTTACTGCCTCAACACCATGTTCGCTGTCCTCAGCTACCTTCTTAAGCGGCACGAATCCGCCCTCCGGTGTATCAAAATCAAACGCATCATAGAAGCGCTCGTCATCGATAACCTCCATGATCGGAACACCATCGATATCTGTCACACGCGTCTCAATGCCGATACCGCCCTCAGCAATCTGCGTCATCTCAATCTTACGTGTGAACTCGGATGACTGCTCAAGAGCGTCCATTATCTCACTTGAGACATACATGATAAGTGAGCCTCTTGCCTTATATCTGCGGAGCTTGCCCTTGCCAAGTATATCCTTGAGCATGCCGAATACCTTCGTCTTTGTGTACGCTGTTGAAGCTGTTGATGAATGATATCCTTCTGTCTCCTGTGCCTTCTTTGCAACACGGTAGTAGAAGAGTGCATCTGTCTCAGGCACAACCGCCGTCTTCTCAAATGTCTTTGAGATATTGTTGATTGATGCTGTTGCATTAGTCTCATCAACGTCCGCCTTATCCACAAGGAACTGCACATCCCTGTCATGTTTTACAGTGTATGGATGATCTGTCTGTGAAAATGTTCCTCTGTTCCATCCGCCTGAGCGCTTATGATTCCTGTAGCCGCTTACAGACATCTGTGTAAAGTGGAATGTGTTGGCATTGAGCCACTTTACATTGGTTGTGATGAATGGTGATGTGAGTGCTCCCTGAATAAGAATCTCAAGAAGCTCCGCTGACCACTGTTCTGCATAGTTTAAATTTGCCATTGTTTAAATCCTCCTTAATTGTTAAATCTGTTCCAGCGCTTGGTTGCTATCTGCGCAGTACTCTGAGCCTTCTGCGTTGACTGCTGGCTGCCGCCTGCCGCACCTATCTGTACATAGCCCGTCTGCTCTGTCATCTGAGGCTTTAACTGCGGCACATCCTCAAGCACCTTGTTAATTGATTCCTTGATGGCGTCATTGTTAATGCTGCCATCTGTTCCAACAGCCTTGGAAAGGTCAGCAATCTTAAGAAGATAAGGCACCGTCTTGATTCCTATGCCAAGCTCTATTGCGACAATTGTTGCCGCCTGCTCAAGCTTCGCTGTCTGTGCTGCCTTTATGGCTGTCTGAGCCTGCGCCTGAAGCTCTGCAACATTAGGCTGGCTCTTTGCCTTCTGTGCCTTGAATGCACTTATTGCCTGCTCAGCCTCTTCCTGGCTGAGACCCTGCTGCTTAAAATAGCTCTTGAGGGCTGTGTCCTCTTTTGCTGCAAGTGTTCCTTCAAGCATGTGCTGGATCTTGTCATAGTCAACCGCTCCTGCTGCCGGCTTCTGCTCTGTCTGCTGACTGACCTGACTGTTACCCTGCTGGCCGCTTTCGCCAGCTCCTTCTCCGTTACCTGCATCATTGCCAGCTTCGTGTGCAAAGAACTGCAGGTTAAGTGGAAGTCTTGTGTTGTCTTTCATTGTGTTCCTCCGTTTCTAAGGGTGTCTCCCTGTAATCCATTGTCATCGGTGTCACCGCCCGCGCACCTTTTAGTGCCTTATCGCGTTTGGGCATATAAAAAGAGCCGTAGAATTTTTCAACTCTATCGGCTCCAATGTATGTTTTTATACTTACAAATTTTTATAAATCATTTGAGGCTTTCTATACCTCAGGCTCATACACAAATCTGCTATTGCCATTCCCTGTTGTTCAACTATATAAACAACCTTTTTGTAGTCCTCCTCGGAATAATATTTATTTATTGTATCCATCAATACATCCAATGCAGATATATTTTTTCTGATTGCTGCTATGTCTTTTTGAATCTCCCCATTTAACGGAACATCCACAACCAAACTTCCATGTGGCTTAGGTGCAGGATTCTCTTTTACCGTTCTGAAGTAATGGTCTACAAGGTAATCATACACTTCCCATGCCTTGTCTGTGTTCAGAGATTTTGCATGAAGCAATGCTCCTTTCTCTGTCCAAAGATACAATGATTTAGCGTATTTAAAGGAGCTTTGAATTTCACATATCCTTTTCAATCTCCTTAATTCTTCCCCAGATACATCAATATAATGCTTTCCCAGAATGTATCTATCTTTGTTGTAGTTGAAATTATATATTATTTTATCCTTTGTTGTACCATATGCCTCTGCTATCTGCTGTGTTGTAAGAACTCTCATTCCCTTTACTTCTATTGTTTGCGGTAATTCCATTTTAACAATGGATTCCTCCTGTTTTCCGGTTTTTGGGTATAAAAATACCACCGACCTTTCGGATGGTGGTATTATATACGTCCTTGTTCCTTTTAATAATTATTTTGACTTTTTATGTATATGATGCTAATATATGATTAAGATATCTTATAGGAGTTGTTTTGTTCCCCCTTTTGCCCTTAATTTTAAGGTTGCCGGGAGCGAAAACAGCTCCTATTTATTTCTTTCATACACATTAATTATTTTACTATCTTTTACCAGAATAATTTTATCTACAAAGACTACATTTTTAGAATGATAAATATCAACTATCTGTCTCTTTATTTCATTAATGCTTAGCTCTGTTTTATCTGCACATATTATAAAATTATTCGATTGCTTCTTTTTAGATTTTATCATTCCATATATTGTATTTTTCCCATTGCCCTCAGGTGTTTTTAAGTCAAATCGGGCTTCATTAATCAGGTAATCCGGTGTTTGAACTCCTTGTGGATATGTAACTCTTGGCACCATCTTTACTTCCCTGCCTGTTTCCTTTGCAATTAATTTTGCTATTTCTTTTTCGTACTTTGAATAATCTAACACTATTCTTTTTCCATCCACCTTATACACTTCACCGTCCACTCTATATTCATGCAAATCTATTATGCTACCTGTGCCTTTTCTTTTGTTTTTCCACTCTTTAGTAACATCTGATGGATCTCCTAAATATTGCAGTTTTCTTTTTTCATCTGTGTAATTATTTATACCCATCAATTCGGTTTTAAACCTGACATTCTTCCACTGCTGCCGTCTGACCTCATACCTCTTCTTGTTCTCCGGATCCAGCGAATACTTTGTAAGCCTTCCGAACTTCTCTTCCTGACGCTCCGCGTACTGCTGCCGTGCCTCAGTTTCATTGAACATCTGCACGTCCTCCAGCTCCGCAGGTGTCCATGTGTCATCAGGGGCATCTGATATGCCCGGGAAGAAGGTTGTATGCATGTCTTTACAGTTTGGATGGTAGAGCCCCGCGGCTATTGCTGATGACATCAAAGGATACGGCCCGTCTGATGCCTTGCCGCCGCTCCATACATCATCAATCATTACCTTTCCAACGAAAGGAAGGCACTTTGGACATGGATTGGCACGCTTGTTCATGATGACTGTGTGTACTCCCCATTCCTGCCGCATCTCTCCTTCTCCGTACAGCTTCGCTCTTGTACTTGCGGTCCTGAGTGCCATTCCGGCATAATCCTCAAGCCGGTGCCTTGCACCGTTTTTGTACTGCACACAGTTAAGACCTGCTGCCAGCATGTCCTTTGTTGCCATATCGACAGCCTTTTCAAATGTGCCTGCTCCTGTATTGTAATACACCTGTGCATTGAATATTGTGCTCCGGTATTTGTCATTGGCCATTCTGAGGATTGCCGTTTCTGCATTCTGCATGTCATTCATTGTTGCATTTATAAGGGCTTCAAGCTTTCTTTCACTAAGCCGGAAGAATTCGCCATCAATTCCCTTTCCACGCTTCTTCGTCCCACTGAAGCCGTTTCTGATAGCTTTAAGGATTGCCTCTTCCTGCTTCATTCTGCCTTCATCATGCGCAATGCTTATAAGCGCGGATATCCTGTCATTGATATCCTTGAACTTTCCCGGATACTTTCGGGCATTCTCTTTCTTGTACTTTTCAAGCGCCTGAAGCTGTTCTGTCTGCCACATGGACCACTCATAGCCTTCCTTGGTCTCTTCTGCCCGGTGCCGGTCTATATTACGCATCATTGAGGCTATGAGCTCATCTTCTATTTTTGCGAATGCTTCGCCGATATCATAATCACTCATATGCTGCTCCCGCCATATTCAAATCAACCGTATTAAGGTCACCGGCTGCGGACATCTGATCCACTTCTGCTATTCCCTGCTCAGCTTTAAGCCTCTGTATCTCTTCGTCTTTCCACTCCGTGTCCTTCGTGTCACCGTACAGCTCTTCAACACATGCTTCAATCGACATGATGCCCTGTGTCTTTCCCTTTCCTACTGTCTCGACCTGACTTTCAAATGATGGGTTGGCATACTCGCCGAACGGTATGTTCACCTTTACCTCTTCAACAGGTTTCTTAAGCAGTATGTTGACTGAATTAACCGCAATGCTTACAAGCTTCGGCAGAGTCTCCTGAAGCGCATCCACTATCGCATTGCGCGTATACAGTGTTGTCTTCTCTTTCTCTCTCTGCGCCTCTGCGTTGTCGAGCTTCTTGTTGTCGATTCCAAGTGTTGACGGGCTTATAAGTCCCTGCAGGCAGAGGTCAAGTGCTGTACAGTATGCTGCAAGATAGCTGTCATGTGGTATTGCAGGCTGTTCCGTGCTTATCACATTTCTGGCACCCTCTGTCATGTCCGTCTCTCCGGCTATGAACCTGTTATCAAATGCATTGTGTGCCATTACCTCACCCGTGTTCGGATCATGTGGAAGATAACACTCCGGTATATACGTTCTGGCTCGTCCCGCACGCTGTGCATCCATCCACTGGCTCCACGTCTCGTCAAATGCATCAAAGCTGTCAAGCTTGCCGTCAAACAGTGAACCGCCTCGCCCTTCGTATTTTTTACTCTTCCTGATGCTCAGCACAACTGCCAGCATTATGTCTGTATCACCGAACGCCGTATTGCTTATGCCTGATGTTGCATCTATTGCCGTCAGTGGCACTTCCTTCTCGTCCCTGTACAGATGGTTCTCTATGTAGCCATATCCATAATGCTCATGCAGCACATATGTACCGCTGCCGGCCTTGTATGGTGTCTTGAATACTATTTCATGTATCCTGCCCCTCCTGTACTCAATATCTATCCTGTCCCCCGGATACCATTCGAGTATCGGATATTCGCTCACCGCTGTATCGAAAGTAATCTTGAATGCTCCATCACCTATGACAAGCACATCACTCAGGTAACTCTCAAGATTCTTCCGGAAGCTGTTCTCGATGTCGATATGCTCCCACACGTCCTTCTGTGTGTCTGATTCAAATTCAAACTCATTCATGTCAGGAAGAACGATTGATACAAGGGTGGATATGATAAGCCCCGGAAGCCCCGTATGTATCTTACGCATCTCCATTCCTGGACTGCATCTTGCCGCCCAGAACTTGTATTGGTCGGCATATTCCACATTCTGCTGGTACAGCTGCTCAAGCTCATTGGAATCGCCGCGGTACCATACCCTGTTGCAGATTGCTGACGATTCAAAATCCATCAGCTCCCTTATTTGCATGCTGTACCCCACTGTGTCCTTATACAGCCATTCTCTTACGCCTTTTCTGATGTTGTCGCTCAATTTGTCTATCCACCTCATTTCATTCCTCCTATGCTGTCCCTGAACGGTATCCAGCCATACTGTGCCGCATTGATTGTATGATCGTTGGCATCCTCCGGTGCCTGTCCGTCTTCATCCCAACTGTACCTGTCTATCTCTGACAGATGATTAATGCAATGGTCCAGCACCATATAAGCGCCCTGCGTTATCCAGCCAAGCTGCAGCCTTATTCTGTCAACTATCGTTACCTTCTTGTATGAATCGTTAAATGTATATATGCAGCCATACAGCCTCTTGTGCTTCTTAAGTTCCGTTATGGTAGCCTGGTCTGCACAGTCAATGAATGTATCTTTTGCAAGCCCCCATTTGTCAGAGCACCGGTCAAGGAAGGCAATGAACTTCGCTGCCGTGTCTGACGGGGCAAGCGGAACAGATAAGTCGGCATTGCTGTATACTTCCTCTTCAAGCACAAAAAGCTCACGGTTGTACGTTACGCCCTCAAATATCATCGCAATTGTATCCTGCGACTTGCTTGAATATGACGTATCCATGCCAACCGTGAACTTCTTGAACTTTATGCTGCCATCCTTCATGCGCTGCCTCAGCCAGCTCTCAGATACAACATTGCGCTTTCTTGTAAAGTTAGGGAATACAAGTCCCGTAGCCCTGCCTCTCAGCCCTTCAATCTTATTTTTCCATATCTTGGTGCCTTTAGGCGTGTTCTCAATAATCTGCTTAATCTTGCTTTCCGGAAGCCCTTTGTTATGGGCAAAAGAAAAGAACCAATGCACCCATCCGGGCTTTGGTTCTTCATTAAGCTCTTTCATTATCTCGTCCGGTGTCTCCTGCTGCCACTCCGGCAGAGGGCGTGAGTGATTTATGTACTCACTGTACACAGGCAGCGCCGGATCGTCCGGATTAAGTGTTGCAAGTATGTAATCACTTCTCATTGATGCTTCCCGGACAAACTCTATATCTGCCGTGTTAATCTCGTCAATATACAGACAGCCATACTGTCCACCAAGTGCATCCTTCCACTTCTTTTTGTTGCCGTAACCGATAACAAATATTATCTTGTCTCCTCCGGGCGTGTGGTACAGTATGTGGGGCATCTTATAAGCCTTGCTGCCATTGCCGTTGTACTCGGTAAGCACTCCGAAATCATCAAGGATTCCAAGGTCTTTATTGATTATATTCTTCTCTGCCGTTCCTGTGTCATCTGCGGCTATTATGTGCAGCTTCTTGGGGGATTCTGCCACCTTAAGCATATATTTGAATATGCCTACTGTTGTTTTGCCTGCTGCCGTGGTTCCTTCAAGGTACTCAACCGGTGCGTCACATCTTAGGAAGGCTTTGTATTTATCAGATAAAAGCAGTGTACTCATACGCCACCGCCTTACTCTCTCATCTGTTTTATCAGGTCATCAAGCTTGCTCTTCTCTGTCTCAAGCCCCTCAAGTGCAACATTCTGCTTATCCTTCCATGTATCCGGTTTTCTGTTCTTAAGCCAGAATATCTGGGCTGTTGTGTCTCCCGAAATTTCCTTTGTTATCCGCTTTGTAACCATAAGCTCACCATTAATGCGCTCTTCTGTGACTTCTGTGTACGTTCCGCCTACTGCTTTTTTGTACAGTGCATTCTCCACACGGATATCAGCAACATCCTTTCCCTCTTTTAAGGTGTCCGAAATGTCTTGATACTTTTTCTTCCATGCTGCAAGTGTGGACCGTGATATTCCCATGTTAGCGGCAATGTCATCATCTGTAAGTCCATCCCTCGCCCATGCGGCAAGTCTGAGCTTTCCTTCGTCTGACAGCCAATATTCATATTTTCCTTTTGCCATATCAGCACACCTGCCTTTCCTGCATATCAGCATATTTTTGCACACAAAAAAGACACCGGCGTGTGTGTCGGTGCCTTCCCAGGAGTTATTAAATGATAATCACTTTGGACTAATTCCATTTTACATATTAACACATTTAAAACGGACAAAACGGACAACTTTGGGATTTTTTTATTTTTCCCGTATATCCGATGTATCAAGTACTATCTTCTGCTGCCCTCCTACTTCAAATGCCAGTGTACAGTCTAAAAAATCTGATATCTTTATTAGATCCTCTGCTGAAAAGCTTCCCCTGTTAAGCTTGTTCTGCATTGACTGTGGGGATATTCCGAGATACTTTGCAAGTTCTATGTTCTTCTTTCCCCTGATTGATAACAGGGCTTTTACCTTATCAGTTACCAACTTTATGCACCTACTTTCTCCCTGCCATATTCATAAAGCGTATCACTCGGCAGGTCAATGTAATCATTCCAGTATATACATGTTCTGCTCTCGTCAAGCTGTACATTCCTGAATAAGCCGGGAATATCTCTCAGTGCTCCATATCCCGGAAGCGTATCTATATCCTCATTCATGTCATAAACAACCTCACGTCCATCATCAAAAGCAATCTGTAACTGATAATTGTCCATAGGCTCTATGCTCTTAATTCTAATCATTGAATGCACCTTCTTTCCGGATTGTCAGAAGCTCTCTCCTAAAGCGGAGGGAGCTTTCTGATTGTTTGGTTTTCCCACATGTCCTGTAATTCATCCTGATGAAGATTCAGCCACTCTTTGACAAGTTCCTGTGCCTTCCTTGGAAGGTCTCCATCTATCATCTCCATTGTCTTAAGGTTAAATACTCCAAGGTATTCTCCATACAGCGCATGTATGTGGCTTGGTTCGTGTTCTTTTGGCTTGAAGAACATCTTAATAACTATTCCATAAAATCTGCTTATCTCTGGCATATGTCTGACCTCCGTTTTTATTTGTATATATAATAACATACTCAAAAACGTGTGTCAATAATAGCATACCTAAAAAGGTGTATTTTATAACTAAAATTATGAACAAGCATTATTAAGGAAGCGGTCAACCATCTTCCTGCATCCGTCCGCCGTGTTATTGCCACCCATCCTGTCGGCAACCTGAACCCAGCTCATATTCTCGATATATCTGTACACAATCATCTGCCGGAGTCTGCTGTCAGCAAGCTCACTCAAGAAATGTTCGACCTGTGTCTCAAGTTCTGCAAGCTTCTCATCCCTGTCGATTAACTGCTGCCTTCTTACTTTCAGTAGTGTCTTGCGGCGGCTGTAGTCGCCGTACGGGAAGCCCTCTATCGTGTAATGGTGCATGTTGCCCTCACCGCCCCTGACTGTGTCCTTGACGCTGTATCCGCTCTCCTCCATACGGTCTATCTGCCTTTCTAACGTCATGACCTTCTCTGCTATGTACTCGCGCTCTTTCTTCACGGCTGTGTACTGGTCTAAAGCATCTTTTAAACTCATTGCCCCTCCTAGTCTGCTACAGGCTTAACAAGATGTTTTTCTTCAACAAATGCCCTGAGCTGCTTCTTGGATACGCCAAGCTCTCCGGCCGTCTGTGTAAGGTTGAACGGTCCATCTGTGTACAGCGCACGTATCTGCGGGATATCAGCATCAGTGAGCTGTCTGTCACTGCGTTCATAAAGCTTTGTATTAATCTTATTGGCTTTGCAGAAGTTATCTACCGTCTTGGTTGTCTTGTAGCCGTACCTGTCTGCTATGTCCTGGATGCTGTATCCGTCTTTCAGAAGCTGGAGGACCGTGCCTTTATCCATCCTGCTCTTACGCTCCGGCGGCTGATTATTTTTCTTAACGGTCTGTACTGCTGCCTCATCCTCACCTGCTGCCGTGTCAGCTTCCGGCTCTTCTACTTCCACCGGCTTCTTTCCTGCATTCTGTACCGCTTCAAGTGCCGCTGCCGCCTCGTCAATATTGCCCTTGATCATGCAGCGCATGTTATAGAGTACATCCGCCCTCTGCTCAACCGTGAGCGCTGAGGATGTGTCTACAAGGTTGCCGTCCTCCTGAAGCAGGGACACCTCCGCATTATCCATTACCTTCAGCACAGCATTGCAACTGTCAATCCTGCCTATCTGCTCATAGATTCCATTTACCACCTGCTTTGCCCCGGCAAGCACTTCGTTAATCTCTCTCATTGTCTTCCTCCTCTGATTTCTCCATTATCTGATAAGACCTGACACACTCGTTAAGTCCTACATTCCTGTTAAGCTTCTCCTGTGCCCTGTTAAATGCTTCCTCATCTGCCCGGTAGACATCAACAAGCCTGTTGAACTCCCTGAGGTAATCAAGTACCACGCTTGGCGGCATGTGCATATAGTCAGCCATCGCCGTTGCACTTGCTGTTGCTACAAACATAAGCTCTTTGCTGCACATTGTTCTTGCAACCGCTGTAAGCTCTCTTGCATCAACACCTCTTACGCTGTTATGTGCGCCTCTGTACTTAACTTCACGCTCAAGGGCTTCGATGCCGCCCTTGCGGGCTATGCGCAGGGCATATTCTATACCTGCGTTGTAGTCTGATATTTTTTTATTCATCTGCTGCCTCCTCATCCTCGTATAACCAGTCATTGAATTTGTCATAACATGATTTGCAAAGTACTATTTTCTCATCCTTTTTCGTAATGGTCACGTACTCATCTGCAAAATACGCATCAATTATTTTATTACACTTTTCACAGGCAATCCTCATAAGCTACTCCTTCCGCATAAACCTCTGCATTATATGATTCTTAATTGCTGATTCTTCCACATCTGACCTGATGTGTTCTCCATCCAAAGAGGCGCCGGGCTCTACTATCTCAACTGCTCTTTCCAATCCTGCGAAATGGTAATCTGTATCCTCATCAAAGCCATGTTTCCGAGCATATTCCAAATAGTCCGCGTGTGAATACTTTGCTTCTTCCTTCAATCTTTCAACAACCTTATCAATGTCATAGGCGGTTGGCTGCTCCTCAACCGCTTCTATGCACTCCTGTATTACATCACGTATATCTGCATTATCTTCATCGCTGTAGGATGTTTCCTGCCTTGCGTAATCATTCAGGTACGCTATAAGGTCATCTGCATCTATTAGTCTCATTCTTCTCCTATTCTGCTTCTGATTGAAGCCATTCTTCCCACTCACTATGTTCTTCTTCACTCGGAAATTCATGCTCCATCCACTGATAATCTGATTTTACTTTGCAAAGAAACTGCGCCAGCTCTTCATCCGACATATTCCTTATCCTGTCAGCATTGTTTTGTCTCTTTTTTACGTTTGATGTTCCAACCAAATAGTCAACGCTTGCACCCAGTACCTGTGCTATGCTAACTATTGTCGGGACTGTAGGTACTCGCTCACCTTTGATGTACCTAGACATAGATACTTCGTTAACACCGACCTTACTAGCCAGCTCTCGCTGGGTGAAGCCTTTTTCTTTTCTCATTTCTTCTAATCGTGATATAAAAATATCTGTTGTTTTGTTCATCTCAATGCTCTCCATACGCTATCAGATTCATCTACTCTCCAGTCTTTCGGAGCTACTTCTGTTGCTCTACAGTTACCTACATCGTCACCTAATGGACAAGTTTCACATTGGATGTTGTCCCCGCACACTGTCTTGATTATTCTCAACGCTGTCAATATGCTTTTTGCTTCTACTACTACTCCGTCAACTTCTTTCTTTGCCATTTTCTTTACCTCTCCTTTCGTATTTCACTGCTTTGCTGTAAAACGTCTTAGAACACATATTACAAGCCTTTGCAGCTTCTTCTATTGCAATTTTCCCTGTTCTCCAATCCTCTCGCATCTGATAAAAGTTATCTGGAATTGGTAATGGCGGTCTGCCAAATCTCACGCCTCTTGCTTTTGCAGCGGTAATTCCTTCTGCTTGCCTTTGTTTTATATTTGTGCGCTCATTTTCTGCTACGAAAGAAAGCACCTGTAATACTATGTCACTTAAAAATGTACCCATGAGGTCTTTTCCACGTCTCGTATCAAGTAATGGCATGTCAAGCACTACAATATCCGCTTCGCGGAAACGTGTAATTCTGCGCCATTCCTGAATTATCTCATCATAGTTTCTTCCCATCCGGTCGATACTTTTTATATACAGTACATCCCCTTTTTTCAGCTTTCGGTATAAGGTTTTATATTTTGGTCTGTTAAAATCTTTACCAGATTGCTTGTCTATAAAGATGTTACAATCTTCTATTCCTTGCTTGCAGAGAGCGTCAAGCTGTCTGGCTTCATTCTGTTCTTTTGAAGAAACTCTTACATAGCCGTATTCCATGCTATCCCTCACTTTCTGACTTCTTACATGGCGGCTCATGATATGGTGCCGCCTCCCTCTTTTTCATACGGCTCTGGCAGCTCCATCCATGCCTCCGCATAATGTATCTTTGTATCATCCTTGAAGAATGCTTCATGCATCTCGTCATATATGCCGATTACAGGCACAGCCCTGCTTGCAACCGATATCAGTATGTATCTGTCATCGTCCGGGACGCTGTCTTTTGCTGGATACCATGCTTCTCTAATCGGTCTGTAAGGGATACACTGTTTCTTTTGCTGTTCGTCCGGCACAGTATCAGCCGCATCTGTGTCATTCTTATTGTTTTCAGGAACCACCCCCGGATAATCTCCAACATTCATCTGTCCCCTGAGCTGTTCTTCTTCATGTTTAACCGGATTATCCATCTCTTTTTCCGGGCTTTTTTCCGGTACACTTTTTTCCAGCCTAACATCCTGTCTTGTCACGGTAACCTTCGGTTGCTTCTTAGCCTGTGCTTTTTTATCATGTTGCACCGGTGCAACTTTGGCAGTTCCCGGCATGTCCTCCCTGAACAGTGCCTTCCATTTACTTTCCACTGTTGGCTCATCATGTGCAAAAAGCTTCCCACACAGCTGTATGAACCCTTCTCCGGACATCTGCTCCCGGTCTGAGGCATCTCTCATGTTTACCACTGTAATCCCGTCAGCTTTTACTGACACCATGAACTTGCCGGCACCTGATACTCTTGCTATGTATACCGCCTCGCCTGCCGGTGCAAGTATGTCCAGATATTTCTTCCATTCCGTTATGCTTTCCCATAACTGTCTGTACAGCTCCGGTTCGTTATGCATCACCACATAGAATACCTGCTCTGTCTGTGTAAGTGTGTCGGCTGTCGCATCTTTGGGCTCTGCCAGCACTTCAAGCGGGGTTACCTGCTGTTCCGCGTCATATTCTTTCTTAATCGTGTTTATCTCACTCTTGGAATATTCCGGTGATATCTCATCATTAATCCCATCCGGGAGCTGCAGCATTATAGCAAGCTTGGCATATCCATAGCCTCTGTATTTATCCTGAAGGCGGTCTGAATTGCCGCCTTCTGAAAATCTGTCATTTATGTTTATGAACCTGCTCACCATCGTCTTGTCGATATTGTACTCGGCTGCTGCCATATCATTGATACCGGCATATCCTGAGCCTGCCAGTATGTCCGGATTGTCCCTTGCAGTCTTTAGCAGAAATCCGATTCTTACAAAGCCTTCCGTTGTCCTCGTAAGCTCCGTGTCAAGTGTCTGCTTGAACTCTTCATATCCTGCAAATGTCTTTTTAAGTTCTTCCATGCCTGCCTCCTATGCTGATGCCTTTACTTGTTTGAGGTGCCTTATATACTCCTCAAGAAATCTGTCAATTTCTTCCTTATCCGGCTTCGTATCATGTATTCCATACCACTGGCGGATTCTGTTATCCGCAAGCTCTACTGTTATATACGGGATATCAGGCTCTGACTGCCGGCGCACCACAAGAATATATCTTTTGTTATCATTGTAGTTCTTCATGTACAGCTGATGCTCGCTCCCGACGCAGTGATGCAGTATACGTCCTTCAAGTACTATCTCACCTGCATCATATGCCGGCCGTATCATTAGTCCGTCCTGCTGCCATGTATATCTCTTCATGATTTTCCTGCTGACATCTGGTATCTTCGGATATCTGTCTTTCATGCGCTGCAGATACAGCTCATCTTTCTTCGCCTCATTCTCAGCACGCAGCCTGGCATATGTTTCATGCAGATTCCTCGGGCGCAGATATATCTCATTAGTCATGTCATCCCCCGCTTTTTCACGTTCACGCAGGTAATCAGCATATTCTATCAGTGCCCTTGCGAAGCTTCCATCATATTCGTTCCTGTACCTGTCAGCTGTATTGCAGAGTTTATCAACGCTCTGATACTTCAGAAGCATGTCGCACTCCTTTTCGCTTGAAGCGGCACTGTATATCATGTACAGCCTGTCATAATATTTACGTCCGATTCCTCTCGAATTGGCATATCTTATCAGGGGCAGCGCCATATATTCCCTGCCGCCTGCTGCTTTCTCCCTAAGATATCTGAAATCTTCTTTTGACATTTTCATTATTCGGGCAGCCTCAGTTGCATTCTTATCAATCATCCTCGTCCGTCCTTCAACATACAGCAGCTTCCGGCATATATATGCAAGTCCAAGCTTATACAGTGTCTCTATCTGTGGACAGTTGGCATATGTCACAAGTGTCTGGATTACAGCCATGTTCCTGTTCCTTCTGGTATCACAGTTCAACAGCCTGTGCATATCTTCCGGGCAGTATCTGAATGCACTGCCTGCTACTGCCTGCTCACGTCCATGCTCTACATCTATCTCATATGTCTGTATGCTCTTAGTTCTGTGCCATCTGCCTGAACCATATATGTACTGTCTGTCTCCTTTTTGGGTTAGGATAATGCGGCCATACTCATAGGTATCAACTTCAATACAGTCTGTCATGCGTCTTTCAGCGATTGTGTGGAATACTCTTATCACAAGCTTTTCCCCTGAAGTCTTCTGGTACAGGGCGGAGTCAAACTCCTGACCGTACACAGTATCATTTCTGATGCGCCCTGCCGGTCTCAGGTATCCTGGTTTGCCACAAAGCGGGCATATGTACATTTTTCCTGCTTTCGGTACATTATGCAGTTCGGATATTCCTGTCAGCGGTTCACTGACACGCATATTGCGTGATGACTCTCCTCCGCACTGCAGACACCTGTAGTCCGCACGGCTTCCATGCCTCTTATATGCAATAATATTGCTGATATCTACCCTGCTCATGATTCTTGAATTAAATGCATCAGGAATATCCGGGATATCTGCGAAGAGCGCTTCCATTTCTTCATCGTCCTTATTCTGCTTCAGCTGCTGCCTGTGCATGTCCACATCGTATTCATAATTAAATATTTCATCTGCCAAATCTTCATATCGGTGTCTGTGGACTGTCCACTTTCTCACAATCCTTTTATGCGCTGCCGTTATATATGCCCTTGATATCTCCGCATTATAAGGATTATTCCAGCCCGTCCTCGAATCCCATGTGCCTGATGCATAGCTGTAATGTGCATAATCATTGTCTGCAAGCACCAGCCTGTATATGGCTTTTTTATTATTAAACAGATCGATAATCAGATGCTTTTCATTCTTCAGCATGACTTCCTGTGCTGTGAGCATTGACTTTGCAACATTTTTTGTCGGCGGTACAGGCTCAACTGCGAGTATTGACTTCTTTTTCATTTTCATCGCCTCCGAGATAATATTCCCTTATGAGCCTCTTGGCTGTTGCCATGCCTGGGATTCCCATCTTGACACTTGATGCCCTTACTCCTGCTGCCTTAACTATGTCGCTGTCAACTGCATATGAATTTTTAAATGACCAGGTAAGTATCTTTGCCATGCAGTCTTTTAAGTGCCTGTCCTTTCTCCGGACTGCTGCTGCCATATCCGGGTTGTCCATGCACTGTACACGGATGTAGCTTACCCAGTCTTCAACAATCTCGACAGGCCTGAGCACTGCCGTCTCAACTGCAAGCTTTCCGTATGCCGCGGTCAGGGGTGTGCACAGGCTGTCTGTAACGCCGTCCATGTAGTCCTGGACATCATCCTCATCGATGCCGTTCTCTTCTGCCAGTTCCTTAAGTGCTCCCGTGTCACCTTCCGCCTTCTGTCCTGCTGCCGCAGCATTTAGCTCTTCTGCCGAATCAAATTCTCCAAATGTATCAAACATATCTGCCTCCTACCCCGCAAGTTCTACTTTTTCAAGCGCCGCAACAACCGTCTCAACTGCCATGTCTTTGATGATTACATTCTGCACTGACACCGCGCAGATGTTGTTGTACCATAAGAATCCTGTGTAACCGTCAACCTCATTCATTGCGTATGGCCCTTCCGGTGATGTCTCAATGTCAAGGTTAAGCTCCCTGCGGCCTATCAGGTTGAGCCTGCTGCCATTTACAAGATATATCTTTCCGCTGTCCGGCTTTTGGAGCATGCCGTTGATACCATATGACATCTTCGTTGTCACATACCTCTGTGTGTATCTGTTCTGCATCCCGTACAGGTCCATCCATGCAGGCATTACTACAGGCTTAAGTTCCCTGCCTGCACGCATCTCAAGACACTGCCTGTCAAGCGGAAGTTTTCCGAGTATCTCGAACAGAATGCCCTTCGTCTTGTTCGGTATATATGCCTCATTCATGTTGATAATCCAGTCCGCACCTGATATATACAGCATGTCTGCTGATGTTGCATCTGAATAGCCTCTTGCTATCTTCACTCCCTCGGATTTATATGAATTATTAAGTATTCTCTTAAATTCTGTATTATTGATAAACATAACTGCCTCCTCTATAACCATATTTCCACAATGCAGGGGTCGTCATCTGCTCCCGGTGCAAACGGAATCATTCCCGGAAATCTCCGGATTATGTCCGCACGTATTTCCTCAACTGTTCTGCGGCGTATATGGACATTAAGCGGATGTCCAAGGTCGAACAGCCTTGCTACATACCAGCCGGGATAATCTGACGGACTGGCGTATACTGTTACACATGGCATTGTTATTCCTGATATGTCTGCATTGCGGAATGTCCTGATATTGACATCACTGCTGACTGCTGCCGGCATCCTGTTCAGAAACTTTGCTGCAAACAGCAGATATCCGCACCATATACTCGGTCCATGCTTTGCTATGTACTCACTGCGCCTGTCTGCCGCTGCGATCTTCTGCCTCTTTAATCTTAATTCTTCTTTTTCACGCTCTGCCTGCTCTGCGGTGAGCCTATTTATGACAAACCTGCCAAACTTTGCCCCCATGTCTGCATATGCCTTAAGGGCGCTGTCTTCAAGATTTAAAAATTTTCTCGCATCTGACGGCTTCAGAAACTGCTCTGAACCATCTGACGTGTCTGTAATTTTGTAATAAAACATCCTGTACCTCCTGGTTTGTATGATGATATTAATTCTTTTTTGGCGGGGCTCTGACGTACACACTCATCACTCCCCGTCCTCTTCAAAAAATGTTATTCCCAAATTCTCACTTTTTGGCTTAAAGTCTAAATGCGGCGGGCTGTCTGACATGATGAAATTGCGGCCGAACACTGCCATCCATTCCGTCATTTTATGCGTCCTTAAGAATGCCCTCTGTGCATCCTCCTCCAGCTGCTGCCGGAGCCTCGCGTTATGATGTACGGCTTCCGGTCCTTCCGTGTGGTGCCGCAGGCACAGGTATACCTTGAGCCCGTACTTCTCTGACAGCTTCCTGTTGGCTCTGCCGAATATCACATGATGCTCCTGCAGGTTATCCTGCCTGTCATATATGCCATACAGCCTTGCGCACAGATAGCAGTAACCATCTGACTTATCCTGCATGATGCTTCTCATTAAGCTTCAGATGCAGCCTGCGTATATCATCCCTCATGCACTGCCGGTATGTATGTTGCCTGTCCTCTGCCCGGACTGCTGCCGTCTTCTGCGCTATTGCCTGCCACTCTGGTGCATTGGCTATCAGGTCACCATGTGATGACAGATAACCGTTATTCTTCCAGCGCGGAAGGTATTCATTGGCCGCAATGTTGAAGAACTTATTCGGCGTATAAAAAGTGACCTCGCATTTAGACTTTAAGCGGTTTACAGCCTCTGCTGCCGCCTGCACGTATGAGGTATTCTCCGTGCTGTCCTCCAGCTCTGTATGCTTCGTTAGCGTCACAGGCTCCTGTCCCGGCTGCATATAGACTTCCATGATGAATTCATAGACGCCTGATGTATGTCTTGGTCCTCTCCATGTGCTCTCAACATAGATATTCACATGCTGCATCACTGCCTCCTTTCTGCTTTCGCTTTATTCTTGTCTCTGCATAATGTATGTAGCTGTAGCCGGTGTATGGATTAACACCGATGACTACAGAATCTTTGTCAATATAAAATCCTGTGTGTGGCTTCGGTCCGTCACGCAGGATCTTCCTGACAGTACGGCGTGAGTATTCTTTCTTCACCGGCTCCGGGCGGACAAGATTGCGGGAGGAGCTGTACTTAATCAGCTTCCCCCTGTCCGGTTCATCAAAGAGCGACATCTGCCCCTCTATCTCTTCCGGCTCCTTTACTATGTACTCAGCAAGGTTTCTGAATCCGCCGCACTCATATGTGCTTGTCCAGTTCACCCTGCCATGGATCCATAGTCTCTGTATAATCCTGTCAGCATCCGGTACACGGTTGGTCAGAAGATGTGTGTGGATGCCTCCCTGTGTTCCAAGTTCAATTCGGTATATGAACTTAAGCGGCACATTGAGCTTTTTATACCGGTCACGGAGCTTCCGCAGGAATCTTGTAAGGTCAGCCTGTACATCTTTTACTTCCTTACGTGTTCCTGCCGGATATTTGAGTGTGACCCACAGGTCACCTTCCTTGAAGTTTGCCTTGATGAGCCTCCTCATCCGTATCTCTTTGTTCCTCTGGTTCTGCCTCTTCACCTGCTCCGGTGTTGCCTTTCTGCGTGGTGCCCTCTTCTCACCCTTTGCACCATACCTGCCGGCATACACAATATCTGTCTCTATGCTGTTGTCAAAAATCCATTCGTACTGTCTGTATGCCATGCCCTTGTCCCAACTTTAATATACTGATATAGTTATAAAAATGAGCCGCCCGGCCCCATGTTTATTGACTTTGCAGCTCCGCAATGGTATAATGCACGTTGTAGGTGGTTTCCATTTTGGAACTGCGGCTGATGCATTTTGCCGGATGCGTCAGCCTTTTTTTATCGGCACTCTCATCGGAGGCTCGATATCATATGTTCTTCCTGAAATGATGCACTTTTCGTAAGCAAGCAGTACGTACTCATCCTTGAACAATCCGTCAGTGACATCACTCTCAACGTCACCGTGTACACCAAAAACCTCCTCACGGACTGTATTTGGCACTTCGCAGAACACAGCAACACGCACTGCGGTGTCATAGCAGAACTTTGCACGGTACCAGTCCTGTGTCTTTACCGCTTCCATGAACCTTTCAGCGGTTAAGTACAGCTTGTCTACAATCTCGTCACTGCTTAACATCCATGTCTTCCTCCTTTGCATCAATGTATTCCTCCGGGCATTTGATATGCTCTTTCCAGATACTTCTAAAAGTGACACTTTTATATTTAAATTCAAATACAAATGGGAAATCATCATGATTGGGTTCATATCTTTCATGCACCTTAACTCCGAGCATGTGTGCAAGCTTATATATACCTTCAAAAACAAGGACTCTTTTTTCATCGACGCCCGTTACTTCCATGCTGATTCCGTGCATCTCACCGGCGAGTTTTTCAAGCATCAGCAGTTCAGTCACAAACTGTCCTGCCCACACGCTTATGTCACGTTTTTCCTCGTCTTCAGTTGTTTCTGTTGATTCCATACCTTTTCCTCCTGTTTTTTATTCCTTGCATGTGCTGAAATAATGCTCTCCAACCCGCTCCCATGCCTGTCCGTACTCTGAATACCCTTCAGAAGTAAAGTACAGTACATCCTCGTTGCACCGGTGCATAAGTTCCGCCGCTATTGCGTCATACGTCTCCTGTGTAGGCTCTGCCCTGAACGCCGCCCCGTCCCATATGGTGCTGAATGCATTCGGCTGAAGCAGCACCCTGGCAATGCTGTCCGGGAACTCATCACTGTCAACCCGGTTAAGGATGACATCAGCCACAAGCTGCTTGCCGTAGTATCCCTGATTAGCCGCCTCAGCTTCAACAACAAGCGCCATAAGCTCAAGTGTATCTCCCGGCACGCTCTCCACCATGTCTGTGTGGCTGTCCATTGGCAGCCTGTCCTCTTCCGGAGCGGACATACCGCTCTCATATGCAATGCTCACAGTCTCCCTGTACGGCTGTGCCGGCTGTATGTATACCGGAGTGTTCGCCGCTATGTACTGGTGCTGTATAAATGCTCCTGTGAGCATTGCCGCCGCTGTAATTGCAACTGTTTTAACCTGCATTCTTTTTCTCCTCTTTCGGAGCGGGCTTAATGCGTACATTTGCCGCCTCTGTTCCATTCTGTAAGCACCGGAGCTTTATCAATGTTTCGATAATATCTTTTTGTGTCGGTCGTCCCATATCAAATCGCCTCCTAGTCATTCTGCTGTATCCTATGCGGTACAGCGTGTCTGTGTTACTCTTAATCATTTACCAATTTTTTATTTTGACTTGTCTTTTTCTTCTCTGCACCCTATAATCGTCTTATCAGTCCACGTACTGAAATACAAATTAAAGGATGTGCAAATATGTCAGATACCGTTGAAATGATTTTTTCTATAAATGAACTCGTTGCAATCTCTACTGCATTACAATCTCAGATTGAAGATTGTCTGGAATATCTTACAGACTCTGATCTCACTATTGCTGATAAAGTTCAGCTCAGCAATGTTATTCAGTACAGTAAATCTGCCTCTGCTCGGGTTAACGCTATTTTCAAAGAGCTTGACTTCAACCCTGAAAAAAATTAATACAACGTACTCTCTTTAGAACACAAGCCTGTCTTTCAGGGTTGGCTTGTGTGTTTTTCTTACGCTTTATTCCCTGCAGTACTTTTATTACTTTAGGGCGCTCATATTTAATTGTATAAGACGCTTCTTCCTTCTTCACTTTCCTCATCTCCCTTCTTCTGTCTCGAACAGATAGTCTAATGTACACTTTGCTCCTATGGCTTTTTTAATTTCTACACACTCAGCTAATGTCAGTGGTGCTTTACCATTTAGCTTGAGACTTAATGTCGTTGGAGTTTTGTGTAACTGATGTGCTAGTGTTGTCCTTGTTATTTTCTTACGCGCCAATTCAGCATCTAAATTTGGATACACCTCTCTACCTCCTTTTTTATCACGATTTTTCGTGGTTTATGTTTAGTATACTCGATTTTTCGATACTGTCAAGATTTTTTTACTAATTTTCGAGAATAGTATTTTTAATTATTGAATTATATATTGATTTTTCGAGATTATTATTGTATTATAATTTCACAAGGAGGTCAGAGATATGGAGGAAACAGAATTAAAATTAAAAGAATTAATTATATCCAAATACGGAAGCTTAAAAAAATTCTGTGAAAAAATAGATATGCCTTGGACAACTTTGGACAGCATATTAAAAAGAGGTATTTCCAATTCAAATATTACCAATGTACTAAAAATCACAAGAGAATTGGGACTTGATACCGAGAGCTTAGCTAGTGGCAAAATAATTAATTCTTATTCAGAGCCTCATAATATCGCTGCACACTTTGACGGAGATGAATACACTGAAGAAGAACTTGACAAAATTAAAGAATTTGCGGCATTCGTCAAGGCAAGCCGTAAGTAACTATTAACTTACTATCAGAAAGGGGGAATACGATGCTTTCAAAGTATGAACAGCTTCTTGACAAGGCTGACAAGAATAATGTCGCCGTGTATGAGAACTGGGACTTCGGAGATACGCGCCTCAAAGGGTTGTATTGTGATGGAGCTGTTGCTTTAGACAAGCGGCTTGAGACTGATGCTGACAAGATATCCATACTGTCTGAAGAACTTGGACACCATGAGACAGCCGCAGGTAATATCATTGATTTGCGTTGCGAAAGCAATCGCAAGCAGGAATATGCCGCACGTATGTGGGCGTACAATGAAGTTGTTGGTCTTCGCGGCATAATTGATTGCCACAACGCCTGCTGCCATAATCTTTTTGAAATGGCTGAGTATCTGCAAGTAAGTGAAACATTTCTCACTGAAGCTCTCGACGCTTACAATCTGAAATATGGTGCATACACAGAAGTTGACAATTACATAATCGTATTTGAACCGAGCCTGACAGTTATTGAGAAAACTTTTTAGTTAGAGGCTTTTATGATTAAAGATATCTTCAAAACGAAGCAATACAAAGCTGATATTCAATCTCTCCAAGAAAGATGTGCAGAACTTGAAAAATATGTTACTCCTGAGATGCAAAACGCTATAAGCCTTGAAAAGCGTATAAAAGAGCTCTCAGAACTATCTACACAGTATGAGAAGAACATTCAGGAATTAGTTCTAGGTTATAATCAGATTGATGCAACACGCAAATCCGAACTTGCCAACCTGAATAATGAAATTGAAGAGAAGAAAAAAGAGTTAATTACATTTAATGACTCTATTCTTGTTCAGGAATTTGGCTTATACGAGCCACGATATGACTTTGCAAATTCATCACTATACAAAGATAAGCTTGATAGTATTCGTGACCAGCAAAAAGCATGTATCAAGAACAACACTGCAGTACTCGGCAATACCGATTGGACTGTTAACGGAAGTGTTGTAAAAGGTCGCAAAATGGTTAAAGACATGCAAAAGCTACTGCTTCGTGCATTTAACAGCGAATGTGATGAGACCATCGGCAAAATAAAATATAACAATGTAGACACATCTATCCGCAAGATAGAGAACTCTTCAAATGCTGTTTCAAAGCTTGGTGCCACTATGGGAATATCAATTTCAAAAAAATACTTTGATTTAAAGGTTCAGGAAGCTTATCTTGCATTTGAGTACAGACAGGAGAAATTCAAGGAAAAAGAAGAAGCAAAGGAAGCACGTGCGCAATTGCGTGAAGCTGCAAAATTACAGAAGGAGATTGAAGAACAGCGAAAAAAATTTGAAAAAGAAAAATCTCATTACAGTACCGCTCTTTCCACAATTAACAGGCAATTAGAATATGCAAGCGTTGAAGAACGTACTGCTCTATTGGAGAAGAAATCCGAGCTTGAACAGCATCTCGACGATATTGAAATATCTCTCAAGGATATTGATTATAGAGAAGCCAATCAGCGTGCTGGTTATGTATATGTTATATCTAATGTTGGTTCATTCGGTGAGAATATTTATAAAATCGGTATGACAAGGCGACTAGATCCTCAAGACCGTGTTGACGAGTTGGGAGATGCCTCAGTTCCTTTTAACTTTGATGTACATGCAATGATTTTTTCTGATGATGCACCTGCCCTTGAGGCTGCTCTCCATAGAGCTTTCGAAGACCGCAAGGTAAATATGGTTAACCAAAGACGTGAGTTTTTCAACGTAACTTTAGATGAAATCAAAGATGTTATTAAGAAAAACTTCGATAAGACAGTCGAATTTGTCGATGTACCTGATGCTGAACAATATCACATAAGTGAAAAAATGCGAGCACAGCATTTACAACAGCTTTGATTACATACCAAATTAACAAAATAATAAAAGCCCACGTGCTACCAACACAAGAGCTTTAGCACAATATAATACATTTTTGTCAAACTTAAAAGCCGCCCTACTCTACCAAAGCAAGGCGGCCAAGCTCTCGATGATACGAAAGCCCCAAACAAGCATATTGTATCATCCCGAGCAGCCAAACGCAAGCGAAACTACTGTTCTCTGCTGGCTGTATTTTTTATACTCATTTTTCATATTCTTAAAAAGGATGGTGATGCAATATGATTAGATGTGCTCTATATGACAGAGTTTCAACCGACCTGCAGGCAGAATATGGCCGCAGTCTTGAGACACAGATTGCAGCTCTTACAGAATACGCAAGACAGCATGGCTATCAGATTGTCGGTGTATATACGGATGAAGCGCTTACGGCACGTAAAAATATGAAAAACCGGCACGCTCTTCTCCGGCTCCTGGATGATGTAAGGAGAGATAAGATAGACTTAATACTTGTAACCAAGCTCGACAGGTGGTTCCGTAATGTCAAAGACTATCATAATACACAGTCGATTCTTGAAGCTCATGGCTGTAACTGGAAGACTATTTTTGAAGATTATGATACTTCAACACCGGATGGACAGCTCAAGATTAATATTATGCTTGCCGTTGCTCAGAATGAATGTGACAGGACCTCAGCACGAATAAAAGATGTTTTCCGTCACAAGATTGCCAATGGGGAATGGCTTGGCGGCAAGCCCCCATTTGGTTATATGTGTGATGAAACACATCATCTGATAAAGAACCCTCAGACCGCACCAATGGTTGAAGATATGTTCAGTTATTATTTCACGGTCTATTCAAAAAATCAGGCTGTAGAATATGCATTGCACAAATACGGAGATTCTGTTCCGGCCGGCAGTAATCTGCAGAAGATGTTCAGCCGTGAGATATATACAGGATACCGCAATGGTGTTCAGATATGTGAACCATTCCTGTCCAAAGAGCAGTTTAATACAATAAGCCGTATATCTGAATCACGGATTAATATTGTCAAAGATGATCCTTTTCTCTTCTCCTCCATGATCATATGTCCACACTGCCACCAGAAGCTTTGTGGACGCAGGGCCAAGAAGGTTAAGCCATCAGGCAAGGTTTACAAATATAAGACTTATAACTGCTGCAGCAAATACGTACCGGACCACCGGCGGCCTCTGATATATGAATCAACTGTCGAAAGATATCTCATGGAGCATATTGTAACAGACCTTGAAGCCCAGATTGAATTTACCGAGCATGAAGGCCATGACATTACGCCGATACAGGATGTCAAAAAGCTTAAGGCTGAGCTTACCCGCCTTAATACGATGTACCAAAAGGGGCGTGTTACTGATGTATACTATGATTCAGAATACGAACGTATTACACAGCTTATTAATTCACAGGATGCCACATCATCTTCTTTGCTGGAACACATGGATTATTTTAAGGGAAATTGGATTGATTTATATAATTCCCTCAGCCGCCCTAATAAAAAAGCGTTCTGGAAGAAGTACATAGAAGCCATATATCTCGATGAGCACACGCATAAGATATCCGGCATTAAGTTCTTATAGATTAGTGGGTACAGAAAAATTACTTACACAGTTGAGTTTGAGCCGCATGCGACACTTCTGGAAAACGAAGGTGCCGGTTACGTTGTAAGCTCTCTTGGCATTGAGAGCGGATATGTACCATACACTGCATACTGTGCAAAAAAAAGTTATATTAAAAATCACCCGGAGATAATACAGTCATTTACAAATGCAATACAAAAGGGTATTAACTATGTAAATACGCACACGCCGGAAGAAATTGCCACAGTTATCGCACCACAGTTTCCGGAGACCGAGTCCAAAGATCTTGTAAAGATAATTGACCGTTACAAGCAGCAGGATTCCTGGAAAGATAACACTGTATTTTCAGAAGACAGCTTCAATCTGCTTCTCGATATTCTTGAGTCCTCAGGTGAACTCAAATCGCGTGTTCCTTATGAAGTACTCGTTAATACTGAATTCGCAGAACGTGCAAAATAACATTATGCTAAAAAAGGCATCATACATGCGGTCAATAATTGATTAACTGCGCTGTATGATGTCTTTTAGATTCACATTATAAATTACATTTCTTCTAATATGCTCTTGGCACGTTCTAAGGAATCGATATGTACATAGATGGAATATTTGCGGTTGGATGATTTTGAAAAGAAGCCATGGTCACCCTTGGATCTTTCAAAATAGCTGATGTTATTCTTAAGAAGCAGCTTCTCAAGTCTATCCTTCTTTGCCTTATCAATTGAATCAATCAACATTACTTCCCTGTTGTCCATAATTCAAACCTTCCTTCTTGTTTTATATTATCGTGTCATCCTTTCAATGTGCCTTACAAGCCGGAGCCATCATATCTTAGTAAAATGATTTTATTGATGATGAACCGAACATCTGACGATAGATATTATTATACATATCGTCAGAAAGCACATTCTTGAGGACTGATATATTCTTTATAACCTCCGAAGACACTTCGTTCTCCTGCGATGCAGTCATTCTTGATGCGTTAATTGCATTAGCAAAATCCGATGACCTGAAATCAAGTGAACTAATCTGCTTATAATCCGCCGAACCTGACATTGCAACATCTAATGATGTACCATCAATATTGCCATCCAGTGTTAATGAATTAATAACAAGTGAACCGCTTGATGCATCCATACCCTTCATTGCAGCATCCATATACAGTCTGAGATACTGGTTGGATATATTGCCTGACTTAGGCGTAACCTTTACGTCAATCTTGATATTATCTCCGCTTGATGAAGCCATTGCATCCATATCAAGTTCGTCTGAGCCTATATTGACGTAGATGCAGTCATTCTTTTTCTCTCTGCCGAGGAGCTTAAGTTCTGCCTTAAATGCTGACCCCTTGTATGTTGTAATTGAATTAGTATCAAATGAAACTGACACGAGCTCTTTTTTATTGGTTATTGCAACATTCACAACAAACTGTCCGAATCCGAGTTCTGCATTAGTGACTGCATTCTTACATGTATCCTTTGTGACATATCCTGATACGAATGCCAGATAAGGCTTAAGCGTATCATCATTAAATACATTCTCAATAACATTATTGGCAAAATTCTTGACATTCTGCTCTGTCACCGTTATCGCGAACTGTGTAGCTTTGACATCTCCCTGCTCGCCATTGAATGTTACCCTGCCAAGCTTATCATATGATAATTCATCGATAAATGAATCAACCGCACCGAATACATCTTTAACAACAGCCTGTATAATTCCCGAATAAGCAGAAATATTACTTGTTGAAGCAGCTTTGCCCATGTAGCTGAACATATCACTGTAGCTGATTCCGCTATCTCTGAATACATCATCTGTCTTCATATAGAATGACTTGCTGCAAAGTGCAGGAATACTAAAATATACATTATTAGTATCCATGTAAATCTTCATCTCAATCACCGAAGACTTACCGGTTCCCTGTGCGAGTCCCATCGTTCCTGCAATAACCTTATCTTCAGGTGACATCTGAAGATGCATGTTAAGCGTGTCTGCCTTAACATATGAAAGATAATCACTTCCGTTGACAGTTGCCCTGTCAATATGAAGCGAATATGTAAAATCATTCTTACCAGCAACCTGTGTTGATGCTAAGCTGCTATCTGACATAACTGTGTCAAATGATGTCTGGAGATTGCCTGCTGAGCTCTTAAGAGCTTCCTTAACCTGTTCTTCAGGGTTAATAATCATTGCAAGTGTTGATCTCATACAGAATCCCGCAACACCAAGTACAACTACTATAAGTGCAATTATCGCTGCAATAAGCGGAGCCTTACTCTTCTTAGGCTCTACATGTTTCCCTACCGGCGGCTGTACCGGCTGATATGGCTGCTGTACCGGCTGTGCACCATATCCGTTACCATTATTCTGCACCGGTCCAACGCTGTCACTCATACTTTTTGTAAGATCCACCGGTTCCTGCGGCATAAGCATATTGCCGCACTTTGGGCAGAACATTGCCCCTTGTTCTACTTCATTACCACACTTTGGACAAAACATATCCACACCTCCCATATTAATTATTTCTTCCTGTCAATTACTTCTTCACATATTTGACAAATTCATATTCCAGATCAAAATATGTACGTTCGTCGCTGCTCTCCTCAATTGTCCATTCGTCCATCTCATCAAGATTTGGAAAATATGTATCTGCATCATATGAGTAATTGATCTTAGTAACATGAGCCACACTGCAATATGGGAGGAACTGTCTGTATACTGACTCTCCGCCTATAACATAGATATCTTCATCATTATACTGCTTAAGCACTTCAAGCGCCTCCTCGATACTATGGCAGATGATGGCATCTTTAACATTATACTCCTTATCTTTTGTTATGACAACATTAACCCTGTTCTTAAGCGGCAGTCCATTAGGGAAGCTTTCCAGTGTCTTTCTTCCCATAACGACTACTTTTCCTGTCGTCTCCCTGCGGAAAAACTGCATATCTTCCGGAATACTCACAAGAAGCTTTCCTTTGTGTCCTATAGCCCAGTTACTGTCTACAGCAACTATCATATTCATAAAAAATGACCTCTCTTTCTGCAACATTTTCCTAAATTAACTTTCATTTTCCTCCGTCAGACCGCAACAGGTATCTTTATCTGCGGACCATACTTGTAATCCTCAAGTTCAAAATCATCCACCGTGAACTCATAAAAGTCTTTAACATCCGGATTCATGCGGAATACAGGTGCATCATATGTCTGACGCTTTATCAGTTCTTTTACAAGAGGAATATGTCTGTCATATATATGCGCATCCGCTATTACATGGACAAGCTCTCCCGCCTCAAGTCCGCTCACCTGCGCAATCATGTGTACAAGTACCGCATACTGTACTACATTCCAGTTATTCGCAGTAAGAATATCATTAGAACGCTGATTGAGTATAGCATTAAGCTTATTACCGGTAACGTTAAAGGTCATGCTGTATGCACAAGGATAAAGATTCATCTCATGCAGATCCTGGTGTACATATATATTAGTCATTATACGGCGGCTGTATGGATTATTCTTAAGGTCATACAGAACTCTGTCGACCTGATCCATCATTCCTTCCTTATACTGGTGCCTGACGCCAAGCTGATATCCATACGCTTTGCCGATTGAGCCGTTCTCGTCGGCCCATTCATCCCATATATGGCTGTTAAGATCCTTTATATTATTGGACTTTTTCTGCCATATCCAGAGTATCTCGTCTATACAGCTTTTGAATGCTGTCCGTCTTAATGTCATAATCGGAAATTCTCTGCTAAGATCATATCTGTTCACAACACCAAACTTCTTGATTGTATATGCATACGAGCCATCCTCCCACTTAGGTCTGACTTTCTCGCCCTCTGTGCTGTACCCGTTGTCAATTATATCATTACACATATCTATAAAAACTTTATCAGCGTAACTCAT